TCTAACCATCCTTCTTTAGTAAAAACACCTAATGTTCAAGCTAGTGCAGGAGCAGGTTCTGTTGTTCAGATACCTGAAGATTTAAACCCAGCTCTCAAGCCTTATCAGTTACAACCGAGTGGAGCTAACTTAGATGCTATCATGAAGTCAATTAACACGAAGATTGAGTCCATTGATAGAATGACTCACATGGGTTCAGTTAGAGCTACAGCGACTGGTGTCCAGTCAGGAGTAGCATTAGAAACTGAATTTCAACTTTTAAATGCGAGACTTTCTGAGAAGGGTGATTTATTAGAATTAGCTGAAGAACAACTTTGGAAGTTTTGGGCTATGTGGCAAGATAGAGAATTTGATGGAGAAATAAAATATCCAGACTCATTCAACTTGAGAGATTGGACTTCTGACTTACAGTATCTCATGACTGCTAAAGCATCAGGTATTAGAAGCTCAACATTCCAGCAAGAGATTGACAAACAGATTGCATCTCAAGTTATTGATGATGATGAAGTTATTAATATAATTCATCAAGAGATTGAACAAAATGCAACTGTAGGAGACTTTGGTTTAACTGAACCAGAACCAGCAACCATTCCTGAGGTTTAATGGCAAAGTTTAATGACAGGTTTACTAGAACTAGAGATAAGATTCTCAATGACCTTGCAGACAATCATGAACGCAGGTTATTTGAAACTCTAGAACAGCTAGAACAGAAAGTAGTTAATGCTGTTAATGAATTACCTAAGAGACAAGGTAAATTATTTGATACTAGACTCGCTATTGAGATTAGACCTAAGTTAAAACAGTTTATAGAAGAAACATTCTCTAAAACAATTGATACCAATATTAGAGAATACGATAGAGCAGTTTCAACCATCTTAGGTATTTATGGTGAACTTCCTATCCCTAAGAAGTTTAAGTTTTTAACGGATATCAATAAAGAAGTTATTGCTAATCTGAAGAAACAAACATTTCAAGGATTCCAGTCACTAGCTAATGAATATCTAGATGATTTAGCGAATGAAGTGTATCAAAGCACAATAGTTGGAAAACCTTTTAATGAAATAGTTAGAGACCTAAAACAAAAGATAAATGGAATCTATGCTTCTACAGATAATGAGAAAGCAGAAGAACTAACTAACTTTATTAAAGAAAACAAGTTTAAAGCTTCAATGAATAGCAAAGTAGATGAAGCAATAAGTGAACTGCAAAAGATATATTTGAATCAAAGAACAGGAGATAATTTCTCTCGCTATACTAGACAGATGGCACATGATTCTTTAATGCAGTTTGACGCAAATTTTAATATGGAAAAAGCTAGAGAAGTGGGATTGACCCACTTTGAATACTCTGGAAATATTATACGAGATTCTCGTGATTGGTGCATCTCTCATGTCGGCAGAATAATGACAGAAGATGAAATCCGAGAAGAATGGGAAAACAATAGCTGGGCAGGAAAATCCAGTGGAGACCCATTCATTGTGAGAGGTGGCTACAATTGTAGGCATCACTGGGTAGCAACCGACCCTGACTGGTTAAACGAATAAACACTCAGAAAGAGGTGACAAATGTCTGACAGGACTGAAAATATGGTGAACAATAGTGCTGATGAGCCTAGTACAGTGGAACAGCAAACCGAGCAAAAAGAAACAAAACAAGAATCTCAAGAAAAGATGCTTCGTCAATCTGATGTAGAAAAACTACTTCATAAAAGATTGAAGGAAAAAGAAGAATCAATCATGGGGTCTCTGGGAGTTTCTCTTGATGAAGCTAAAGCAATTATCAAAGAAAGAGAAGATAAAGAGCTTGAACTTCAAAAAAGGCGAGGGGAGTTTGATGAGGTATTAAAGAAAACAGTAAGTAAGAAGGATGAAGAAATAGCATCAATTAAAGCTGAATTATATAAGCTTAGAGTTGATGATTCTCTTTTAAATTCTGCTTCTAATCACAAGGCAATTAAACCCCAACAGGTAACTAACTTACTCAAGAGTAATGTGAAGTTCGAAGAAGGGAAAGCAGTTGTTTATAGTGATGATGGTGTTAAAAGATACAGCGACAATGGAGAACCTCTGACCATAGATGAGCTGGTGAAAGAATTTTTAGACACAAATCCACACTTTGTTTCTCCTACTCCTAGTGGGTCAGGAACAAGGTCAGCGATTGGTGGACAACAACAAAAAGAAATGAGCATAGCAGATTTAGATATGTCGAATCCTGAACATAGAGAAATCTATAGAAAGATGAGAGTCAAAAATGCTAATGCTTTTGTCAAATAATCACAAAAGGAGAAAATAAATGGCAAACGAAATAACAAGTTCTGTCGGTTCAGAACTATATACTAATATACTACAGGAAGCTATCTTCACTGCACAAGAGAAGTCAATCATGCTTCCTCTCGTAACTGTTTACGATATTTCAGGACAAGCAGGTAAAACTGTTCAAGTTCCGATTTATCCAACAGTATCTGCATCAGCAGTAGCTGAAGGTTCAGACCTTGCTAATACTGCGATTAACCCATCAGAAGTAACAATCACTGCAAGTGAGCAGGGTGTTATGGCTTCTATTTCTGACCTAATGAGAGAATCAGCAGGTAGAAATGTTGCTCAAGATGTTGGAAGAATCTTAGGTGAAGCAGTAGCGAAGAAAGCTGACGAAGATATCACAGGTCTATTCACAGGATTATCAACTTCTGTTGGTTCTGCTGGAACTGAATTAACTGCTGACTTAATCTTCAAAGCAGTTGCTGAGTTGAGAGTTGATAATGCTCCATCTCCATTCTATGGTGTATTCCACCCAAAAGCTATCTACAACCTAAAGAAAACACTTGCTAACGCAGGTTCTGTATCTGCTCTATCAGATATCGGTAACGAAGCTTTAAGAACTGGCTATGTTGGTCAGATTGCTGGTGTTCAATTATTTGAATCAGCAGTTATCAGCATTGACTCAAGTGATGATTCTATCGGTGCAGTATTCTCACCAAAAGCATTTGGTGTAGCATCTAAGAAGGGTCTAACAATTGAAGAAGATAGAAATGCTTCCGCAAGATTAACTGAGTATGTAGCGACTGCCACATGGGGAGTAGCTGAATTAGTTGATGCTTATGGAGTAAAAGTAATTTCTGACTCTGCATTATAATTATAACTAAACCTGAGGGGGATTTATTCCCCCTCTTTAACCAGTTTCACAAAGGAGATTTATTATTATGGCTATGTCCACAGATTCCGACCTTCAAGAATATGTTCCTGATATTTTAAGCTTTGGTATTAATGCATTTACAGATGAACATGCAAAGGCTCAATCAGACATTGAAAGAAGATTAAGAATAGATTGGTGGGAAAGATACAAGAACAGAGACTACAGAGATATCTCTAGACTTGTGCCTGAAGAAATGGATGCCAGTAAATTAACTGAATCTCAATTTACCAGATGTGCTGTCTATAGAGTCTTGTCTGAATATGCACTTCCTAAACTAACTAGATTTAATCCTGAAGGACAGGAAGATAGATTCCAAGTCATGATTAAACACTATTCAGAGAAATTTGAAAAAGAGTTTCAACAAATTTTATTTGATGGGGTAAATTATGATGATGATGGAGATTCTATTATTCAAAATGATGAAAAGGAAGCTATCCATTCACTGCGATTAGTGAGATAGATGGAACTTAAAGTCAAGATACAAGACAAACAAGTTAAAAGATTCTTTGATAGACTTAAAGCAAGAAAACCAACAGCTTTTAAGAAAAGTCTATTAGAAGCATCACAATTCCAAAGAGGGAACATCTCAAGAAGAACTCTTAAAGGATTAGACTTTCAAGGAAGAAACTTTGCTCCCTATACGCCTGAGTATGCAGAGTTTAGAAGGCAGGAAGGCAGACCCCTGAGACCTGACTTGAACTTTACTGGTCAGATGCTTGGAGCTATGACTATTGAAGCTTCACCATCTAGAGGTAGAATATTCTTTACAAGAACTGCCGAAGGTACTAAGGCATTGGGGAATGACAAAAAAAGACCATTCTTTGCTATTAGTAGAAAAGATGAAGTAAAGATAGCAGAAATATTTGTAGATAGATTATTAAGAGAATTAGGAGTTTAAATGAGTAATAGAGAAAACATAGCTAGTAATATTATTACAGTATTAGATGCTATGACCAGTCCAGTTGAACTCAAGAAGATTACAAGAGAGCCTTTTCAACCTGATGAAATTTCTGAACAGCAATTTCCAGCAGTGTATATCTCCTCAGGAGACGAAGAAAGAGAAGATATCACGATTGGTGATGGTTCAACTAGGAGAGAAGGTAGAATAGATTATGTTGTTGTTGGTTATGTTAAAGGAACTGACACAAACATAGACACTAAAAGAAATCAGTTAATAGAAGCTATCGAAGAAGCTCTAGATGCTGATAGAACGAGAAATGGTAATGCACTTGACACTCAAATTATTGCGGTTTCTTCAGATGAAGGAACTATCTTCCCTTATGGTGGAATAAACATGACTGTCAGAGTTACTTATCAGTTTATAAGGGGTAACACATGAACAATAGGATTCGTCTCTATAAAGGAGACAGCGAGATTGAGATATTTGTTGAGCATTTAACCAAGTATCTTAATAATGGATGGTCAGAAATGAAAGACCAACCAAAACCCAAAAAGTCTAAAAAGAAAGACCCAGTTTGGGAAGTATTAAAAGAAGAAAATGACATACAAAAGGAGAATGAATAATAATGGCAACACATACAGGTAGCGAAGGTGTAGTTTATAATGACACCAATCAGGTAGCTGAAGTAAGAAGCTTTTCGATAGATGAGGTAATGGACACTATAGAAGATACATCTATGGGTGACTCAAGCCGAAGCTATAAAGCTGGATTAAAACAATTTACAGCAACAGTATCAGCATTTTGGGATGAAACCGACACTAATGGTCAAGGTGGATTTGATGTTGGTTCAGAAGTAACTTTAAAACTATATCCTGAGGGAAATGCTTCAGGTGATACATACTATTCAGGTACTGCATTAGTAACTGGCAAAACTATCAACTCTAGTTTTGATGGTATGGTAGAAGCTGAGTATAGCTTTCAAGGTTCAGGAGCATTGACAGAGACAACAGTTTAATATATTAATTTTGTATGTCTGTTCTTGATAAAGCAAAAGAGCATTTCAAGTCTCTTGAAGTAAAAACAATTGAAGTGCCTGAGTGGGGTTTAGTAGGTGATGAATGTATTTATGCTAAACCCTTCACTCTAGCAGAAAAGAAAAAGCTTTTCAAAACAACTACAGAATCTGATGTTTCAGTCCTAGCTGATGTTCTTATTATGAAGGCTATGGATAAACAAGGTGAACCCATGTTTACCTTAAAAGACAAATTAGATTTGATGCATGGTGTTGATGCTGATGTCCTCTCGAGAGTCGCAAATGAAATCATTACACCATCTACTCACGAAGAAGTAAAAAAAAAATAAATTCTGACACAGAGCTATTCTGTATTTACGCACTAGCTGATAGACTACATAAAACAGCATCTGAGATTGAACAAATGTCAGTTGATGAGTTTATGCATTGGTTAGCTTATTTAGAAATAACACAGGAAAAACAAAAACAAAATGGCAAGACAAATCCAAATAGATATCCTCGCAAATGATAGGACTAAACAAGCCTTTAATAGTGTTAAGAAGAATACAGATAACACAAAACAAAGCTTATTAAGTTTTAAGAATATCCTAGTCACTGTTGCGAGTTCTGTTGTTATTAAACAGTTTTTAGATTTATCTAATGCTTATCAGAATTTACAAAACAGATTAAAATTAGTTACAACCTCAACTCAAGAACTTTCTTTTGTTCAAGAGAAGTTATTTGAAGTAGCTCAAAGAACACGAGGTGGTTTTGCAGAAACAGTAGAGCTTTATCAGAAGTTAGCTTTACAGGCTAAAAACCTTAGTTTAAGACAGCAAGACTTAGTTCAGATTACTGAGAATGTTAATAAAGTTATAGCGATTGCTGGTGTCGGCTCAGCTCAAGCATCTGCTGGTCTCTTACAGTTATCTCAGGCTTTTGCTTCAGGAAGATTACAAGGTGATGAATTTAGAAGTATTTCTGAAAACATTCCACCTTTATTAGATATCTTTGCAAAGCAATTAGGAGTTACTAGAGGAGAACTAAAGAAATTAGGTTCTGAAGGTAAGATTACTTCTGATGTTATTGCGACTGCCTTATTAAACAATACAGAAAAACTTAATTCACAGTTTGGTCAATTATCTCCAACTATTGGTCAGGCTACTGTTACTGTTGGAAATAGTATTTTAAATCTTGCTGGTCGATTTAATGAAGCCAGTGGATTCTCTGATTTATTCGCTGAGAGTTTAATAAGATTATCTCAGTTAATAGATGGAGTCTCAGAAAAAAAAGATAAACTTACTACATTTTTTGATGCTGTAGAAGAAGGGATAAGAGATACTAATAAGATATTAGATATCTTTAACACAAGTTTAAAAGACCAATTTAATATTGCGACAAGTGCCTTTGGAAGAAACTTAAATATTTTAGCAGATAATTTGAATACTGCTGGAGTAGGGTTTAGTGGTTTTAGAGAAGCAGAAGAAAAATCATTAGAATCTTTAATGCTCTATAAAGGTGCATTAGAAGAAACCAATACAGAATTATTAAGATTCAAACAATTAGGCTCACAAAATTCAAAACAATTAGCCGAAAATTTTAAAAAAGAAGAAAAAGAAGCTCGTATTTTAAAAGCTATATCTGATGGATATGCAACAGCTAACACAGAGCTGGGGAGATTTGGTCAATTAAACAAAGATAATTCTCAATTAATTGATGAATTAAACAAAGATAAATTTCCAGCATTTAATGCAGTGATAAAAGATTCAACAGACTTCTTGGGAAGATTTGATGAGTTTTCAGCTAGAACCTTTACTAACTTTGCAGATTATTTAACAGATGCTGTGATGACAGGAAAAGCATCCTTTAAAGATTTTGCTAGAAGTGTTCTTAGAGATTTGGCTTCTGTTATTATTAGACAACAATTAGCTATAGCAACACAAAGAATATTTGGTGGCATGGGTGGAACAACTAATGTTCTAAGCACTATTGGTGGTGCTATTAGTGGAATCTTTGGGAGAGCTAATGGTGGAACAGTTCAGGCTAATAAACCCTATTTAATTGGCGAGAGAGGTGCTGAGCTTTTTGTACCTAATACCAATGGCACTGTAGTTCCCAACAATCAAATGAAATCTTCTGCAACTAATGTGAATATCACAATCAACACTGTAGATGCTAGAGGAATAGATGAATTATTAACTGATAGAAGAAGCACTATAGTTAATTTAATTAATGATGCTTTAAATAGTCAAGGAAGGGAAGCTTTAGTCTAATGAGTGGTACATTTCCAACAAGTCCAGTTTTCAATGCTTTAAACTTTTCATCTGAGCAAAATACAATCACATCCACTACTGATAGTGGCAAGATGTTTGCTACTCAAGTAGATGGTCAAAGATGGAAGTTCTCAGCTTCATTCCCCCCAATGACAAGAGCCGACTTTATGTCTGTTTATGCTTTTGTTATGAAACAAAGAAGTCAAAAAGAAACCTTTTCTATTATCCCACCAGTTATTTCTAATGCTAGAGGAACTATCTCAGGTTCTGTAGATGGCACAGCTTCTGTCGGAGCTACTACTATTACTTTGTCAGGTGGTAGTGGAAGTATTCTCGCTGGTTCATTAGTTAAGTTTGATAATCATGATAAAGTTTACATGGTAGTCACTGATAACAATGATGTGACAGGAAATAATTTGGTTATTGAACCACCATTAAGAACAGCAGTTTCTAGCACCAATATTACTTACAACAATGTTCCAATAAAAGTAAGACTCCAAAATGATATCCAAGCTTTTAATACTGGAACAGACGGACTATATAGATTTGAAATAGATGTAATTGAGGCTCTGTAATGGCTAGAGGATTAAGTGGAAGTCTAACAACTGAACTAGCTAACCAAAGTGTCAAGCCAATAGTCTTAGTAGAGATTCTATTCCCTACTCCCCAAAGACTAACCAACCACTATAAAGATATAACTCATAATTCAAATACTTATACAGCAAGTGGACATTTATTAAGTGTTAGTGGTAATACAGAAAGCACAGAGGTTAATGTTTCTAGCTTTCAAATAGAGTTATCTGCTGTAGAGAGTTCATTCGTATCTATTGTTTTAAATAATGTAGTCAGTAATGATGAAGTGACAATAGATGTTGGATTTTTGGATTCTAATGATGCTTTAATAGATACCTTTACATTCAATAAAGGATTTATAGATAGTTATTCTATTGATACAGAAAAAGGAAGATTGGTTTTAAACTGTACTTCTCATTTTTCTGATTTCAGCAGAGTAGCAGGAAGAAAAACTAATTCAGGTTCACAACAAATATTCTTTCCTACTGATAAAGGAATGGAATTTGCAGGATTAACAGTACAAGATATTTTGTGGGGTAAAGAATAATGTTTGGATTTATTATTCCAATATTAAAAGCAGTTGCTGTTAATTTTGTTGCCAACAAAGTTATTTCTTGGGTAGCTCCTACTCCTGAGACCCCTGACTTCTCTGATGAATTATCTAATCAACAAGCTCAAGGTATTCTACTTAACAAACAATCTAATAACGCACATCTGCCAGTTGTTTATGGCACTCGATTATTAGGTGGAACTCGTATATTCCTAGAGACCTCAACAAATAATACTTACCTCTATGGAGCATTAGTATTATGTGAAGGTGAAATAAATGGAATTACAAAAATATATTTTAATGACCAAGAGGTTACCTTTGGTTCTGGTTTTAGTAATGGTGGCATTGTTACATCCAATGATTCAAGATTTGGAACAACCATCCAACTTCAAACATTCTATGGAACAGATGGTCAATCACAATCATCACTCTTAAATGAGTTATCTAGTTGGTCTGACGAGACAAGACCTCTTAGTGGAATTGCCTATTGTGCCTTTAAGATTACTTGGGATGCAGATAAATACACTGGCATACCAAATATCCAAGCTTTGGTACAGGGTAGAAAAGTTTCTACCTATGATGCATCTAGTGTCGAGACAACAGGAGTTTTTACTGATAACCCAGCATGGTGTTTATTAGATTATTTAACCAATACCAGATATGGAAAAGGCATTGATATTGCCGATATTGACATCCCCTCATTTTACACTGCAAGTGGAATTTGCAATACTTCCGTCACTCCCTATAGTGGAGCAGATTCAATATCACTTATGTCTTGCAATTATGTTCTAGATACTTCTAGAAAGATTATAGATAATACCAAAGACCTCTTAAAAGGAATGAGAGGCTTCTTACCTTATACTCAAGGTAAATACAAATTAGTTATTGAGACATCTGGAAGTGCTTCTCTTACTTTAGATGAAGATAAAATTATTGGTGGCATTAAAGTCATTAGTGAAAAGAAGAATGAAAAATATAACCGAGTTCAATTAAACTGGATTAACAGTGAAAAGAACTGGCAAAGTGATACTGCTGTTTATCCTGAGACGGATGCAGAACATCAAAGCTTAAAGACTGAAGATGGTGGTTTCTTACAAGAAGCAACAATAGATTTACCAACTATTACTAATTATTACCAAGCCTTAGAGTTTGGTGAAATTATCTTAACAAGAAGTAGAAATACTTTAAGGGTAGATTTAAAAGCGAATTATGAAGCTTTAGACCTTGCCATAGGGGATATCGTAAATGTGACACACACTATCACAGGCTTCAGCTCCAAACCATTCAGGGTGGTGGGTATGGCTATAAACCCTGATTACACTTGCTCCTTGTCTTTACAGGAACACCAAAACTCATGGTACGATTTCTCAGAGAAGGTTCAGGCAGATGATGTACCAAATACCACATTCGCTAACCCTTTTTCAGTAAGTCCACCAGCGAGTATTACTCTTGATGATGAATTAATTCAGTACAATGACGGAACAGTTATTGTTGCCATGAATATTACTATTGGTGCTTCCACAGACCAATTTGTTAGAGAATATCAAGTAGAATATAAAAGAACTGATGATGCTAATTTTATTGTTCATAGTAGAGGTACAGTAGATTTATTTCATAGAGTCTTGAATGTTATATCTGGTGATAATTACACAGTCAGAGTAAAAGCTATAAACTCACTTGGTATTGAAAGCACCCCTATAACTGCCACTAGAGATATTGTGGGTGAGATTGACCCACCGAGTGATGTGACTGATTTCGCAATTAATATTGTGGGTTCAGATGCTCATCTTAGTTGGGAAAGTATTCCTGACGCAGACCTTAATTATTATGTTGTGAACTTCACTACTCAAACAGTTAATCCTGAATGGATTAATAGTTTTACCTTAATTAACAGGGTTTCTAGACCAGCTACATCAGTTACTGTTCCAGCAAGAACTGGTTCATATTTAATAAAAGCAGTAGATAAACTAGGCAATTTCTCCTCTAATGAAGCTATCATTACGACTAATATTGCATCTATTGGAGACTTCCAAAATGCTTCTACAGCTACAGAACATCCTGATTTTAATGGTGTTAAAAATAATGTAGTTAAATTAGATGGTACTTTAGAATTAGATACTGTTGAACAATTTGATGATAATACCACAGATAATTTTGATGATATCACCACAAGAAACTTTGATGGTGGTACAGAAAACGGAAATCTAGTATCAAGTGGAACTTATGAATTTGCTAATACTATAGATTTAGGAAGTATTCAGACAACAAGACTAACAGGGAATATCACCCAGACTGTGACTGACCACGATAGATTATTTGATAATGTCGCAGGATTATTTGACTCTCAGGCAAGTTCTTTTGATGGTGATGCTAGTGTTAATGCTAGAAGTCATTTAGAGATTGCTGTATCAGATGATAATGTAACTTATACCTCATTTAGAAATTTCTCTGTGGGTGATTATACAGGAAGATATTTTAAATTTAGATTGTTTATGGAGAGTTTAAATAATTCATCTTGTCCAATAGTTTCAGAATTATCTGTTGATGCAGATATGCAACAAAGATTAGTCTCAGAAAATGATGTTGTATCTGGAGCAGGAACTAAAAGTATTACTTTCTCACCAGTATTCATTTCAACACCAGCTATAGGAATTTCAGCACAAGGTTTATCAAGTGGTGATTTCTATGAGATTACAAATAAATCTGTTAGTGGATTTGACATCACTTTTAAGAATGGAGTGACTGAATTAAGTAAAACATTTGACTATATTGCTAAAGGATATTAATATCAAGGAGAAAAAATGGCAACTCATGACTACAACATAGCGAATCAGGGATTTCCAGCTACTAGAGCTGACATCAACTCGGTTCTTAGTGCAATTGTATCTAACAATTCAAATGCATCTGCACCTTCTACCACTTATGCTTATATGTGGTGGTATGACACTTCAACAACAACTCTAAAATTTAGAAATGCCGACAATGATGCTTGGATATCATTTGCCACTTTTGATATGGCTAATGATACTGTTAATTTTTTAGATAGCACAGTTTCCATTGATGGATTAGCTACATCAGCAACAGGAACAGTTTTAACCCTATCCGATAGCAATATCTTATTTGCGAAGAAGGGATATTTTGCAGAACAAACATTATCTATTGATAGTTCTGATAATGTTGCATGGAATTTATCTACACAACAAGTAGCCAAATTAACTCTTACAGGAAATGTCACTTTATCTGCACCAAGCAATCAACAAGCAGGAGCATTTTATTCCCTAGCATTAATCCAAGATGGTACAGGTTCAAGAACTGTCACATTTAATTCAGCATATAAATTCACAGGTGCAACAGCACCTACATTAACAACAACTGCATCAGCTAAAGATATAATCATCTTTAAATCTGACGGAACTAACTTATTAGAAGTAGGAAGGTCTTTAAATATCGGCTAATGTTTGCATTAATAGAAAACGGAAAATTCG